AGTTCCGTTCGCCCGTATTCCCTTACCTGAAAACTATCGTTATTCATAATGCGCTGCAAAGGTACATCATTTTCGTGACATCAGGAAAAAGTTGTTAAGCAATAACGTGCAATAACGTGCAGATCGTAGCCGAAACCATCAGAAACCATCATCAAGCCAGCCGAAAGCACTACCTTTGCATCGGCAATAGTGCCACACAACTTAAATCTAATAGCGTTATGATTAATTACGTTTTGTACCAGAACAAGAACAAGGAAAATGATTCCTATGGTAAGTGGTTCGCTCGTGCCGTGCATCAGCTTATGGAGTTTGATGAGTTCATCGAGCATATGGCAAAGCACCACTGCGTCTACTCCGAGGGAACTATCAAAGGGGTGCTCATCGAGATGGAGTGCTGCCTGCGTGAGATGCTGCTTGAGGGTAAGGCGGTGCGATTCGATGAACTGGGTATCTTCTCACTCGGTATCAGTAACACCAAAGGAGGTGCAGCCAACGCCTACGACTTCAACGTAGGTAAGAACATCGAGAGCGTGCGAATGAATCTGTACCTCGGCAAACGATTCCTCGCACGCAACCTGAAAGAAGATGCGGTGTTCCGCGAGGCAAAGCTGTACGACATCGACAGCACCAAGCCTGCTGATGGCGAGAACGCCACACAGCCATCAAGCGGAGGCGGTAATCACTCCGGCTCAGGCGATGATGACATAATCACGGATTAGTGTTTGTTAGCGTATTTTTCTTTTTCTGCTGTGGCTGCTGCCCGTGATGGGTGGCAGCCACTTTTTGTTATATTAAGTTAAAACACAAGGGCTTACAGCACCACGAATAAGGAAAAACCTTATCTTTGCAGCCGTAAAAACAAATTATACAAACTCAAAAAAACAAAAGATTATGACGAGAAGTGAATTTGACCAACAGATTCGAGAGTTAAAGAACAAGAGGAACGCTGCTATCAGAGAGGTCGCAGCTATCCAGTCGGAAATCAAGGAAGAAATCGCCTCAAAAAAACGTATGATTCAGGAGATTGGCAAGGAGGTGCAGAAACTCAAACAATCCCTGCAAGGCTACCACCAGCGCAGGATTGCCCTCGATGCAGAGTGGAACGCCAAGATTAATGCGTTTATCAAGGAGAACGAGCAGAGCACTACAAGCAATCTCGCTGAGGCAAACACCTTGAACATTATCTATGAGTTACGCAGGCGCGGTTTCAAGGGAGTTGTTATGCTGCAATCCGAGGACGGTGCTAATGTACTCGAATCGTATGATTTGGATAAAAGCGACTGGAATCGCGATGATGAGGAGTAAAACAAAGAGGGTAAAAGGTACGGCTGATGCAAACGGAGGTCTAAAATAACGTTCAGCGTCCCGTATAGGGTGTGGTTGAAAACTTGCAGGTGTGCGCGAATGATGAGTACAAGGCACTGCACCCTACCCTTTTTAATTGATATATAGAGTTATGAAGATAGAACCATTCCCCGGAGAGATAACACGTAAGCTGGTTGACAAGCCATACATCACTAAGACTGGAAAAAAGGGTTGTCAGCGTATCAGTTCAATAGTCTTGAGCGATGAACAGCAGGCGTGGCTATGCCGATGGTTTCCTGAGGTGGAGAACGGAGTGCTGATGCAAGCCAGCGGACTTACCCACTCATCGCTGCATCGCTTTGCTCGAGAGTTGCACCTTACCAAGAGTGAGAAAGGTTTGAAAGGTATCAAGCGCAGGCAGGCGGCACACATCAAGAGGCTATGCGAGCGCAACGGCTATTATGATAGTTTGCGCGGCAGGCAGCCGAGTGCAGCCGCAGTGGAGGCAACGAAGAAACGTTGGCAGGAGGTAAGAGAGGGAAAGCGCGAACACCCCATCAAGGCAATAAAGCGCAAGAACCCTCGCAGATATAAGAAGATGATGCAGAAACGAAGTGAGGAGCGAAAGGAAACGATCCGCAAGGAACGTAGGCGCGAACTCTACGGACTGGAGCGCAAAACGAAACTCCGCTTGCCGATGACCAAGTACACCAAGCGGCAGGTAAGCCACAGATACAATGCACTGAAACGAGGTTATTACGTGATGCTTGACTGCTCAGAGGGCAGTGGAGAGCGTTACAACATCTACTATAATGAAGAGACCAAGCGCAGCCAGTATTTTGAGCGCAATCTGATAAACGATGGCTTTAATGTTATGCAAGGTTTCGATTAAGGCATTTTAAAAGCCGCTGGCGGGCGGGGAAATATAAACCCCATAAAGTACCCGCAAGCACAACGAAAGCGGCGCAGAATTAAAATCCAATGAAAATAAGATTTATGACAGAGGAAAAGATACAACAACTAGAAACGTTACTGAATAAGCGTGAAATCCTCCAAAACGAAATTGAGGTATTCGGCAGAATGCTAAAAGAAAACAAAGAGGATTTGGGCTATCAGGTGTTTGATTGGAAAAGCGGGAACAAAGATTCCTGCATTCATATCATAAAAGACCACTACGGCTATATCAATGAGGCTATGTGGAAAATTCAAGCAAGATATAGGCGAGAACTTGCAGAAGTACAGAAAGCAATAGACGAATTATAGTAAGGATTAGGCTATGGCAGGAAAAGGGAAAAAAGAGAATCTAAAGCATTTAAGCTCGGAAGAAGCTCGGATGAACGGTTCAAAAGGAGGACGTGCAAGCGTAGCGGCTCGCAGGAATAAAAAGACTATGCGCGAGGCTCTTGAGATGCTGATGTTTGATGTCGAAGTAGATGAGGCTGCAAAGGATAAACTAAGAGGGGCAGGAATCAGCGAAAAAGACTTCAATAACCAGATGCTCATTACTTTGGGCTTGATGAAGAAAGCGCGAGAGGGCGATGTACAAGCGTATAACGCGATATGTGCAATGATTGGAGAGAAACCAGCTGAGAAGATGGAACTTGGTGGAAATATGTGTAGCAAATTACAAGTAGTGCACATTTCAAAAAGCCCCGATGATGCTAACTTCCCATCAAGCGAAAGTGACGTTGAGTTGTAATGGTAAGCGATGTACTATACAGCAGTAAGACGGAATTATGGGGCACGCCTCAAAAGTTCTTTGATGAGTTGAACAAAGAGTTTGGTTTCGACCTTGACCCTTGTGCCCTGCCATCAAACGCAAAGTGCGCCCGTTTCTTCACTCCTGAGGATAACGGACTGGCACAGAATTGGGGGGGGGGCAAAAGTGTTCTGCAACCCTCCGTATGGAAAAGAAATATCAAAATGGGTGCGTAAGTGTTATGAAGAAAGTAAGAAACCTGATACGCTGGTCGTTATGCTGCTGCCTGCAAGGACTGATACAGCATATTTCCACGATTACATCTACCACAAGGCAGAGATACGTTTTATACGTGGCAGGTTGCACTTCAATGAATCTAAGCATAGCGCACCTTTCCCGTCTATGGTAGTAATATACAGATAATGAATAGTGGAACGCTCTTTCAGACACTCCCGCTGTATGATATAAATCTCAACAGCAAGGAGAGGACGTGTGTCAATCAAGGAGGCACGGCGTCAGGTAAGACGTACTCCATAATGCAGGTGCTTTTCACGTTGGCGATGGCAGAGGCTCGTCAGGTTATCACGGTCGTAGGTCAGGATATACCAAACCTGAAAGTAGGAGCGTATCGTGACGCAAAGACAATCCTTGAGAGCAGTGCCTACCTCCGTATGTGGTTTCCTACCATCAACGAGGGCGAGCGTATCATCAAGTGTGTCAACGGCTCGCTGATAGAGTTCAAGTCGTATGCTGACGCTCAGGACGCAAAGAGCGGTAAGCGTGACTATTTATTCATCAACGAGGCGAATGGTATCAGCTATGAGGTGTACTGGCAGTTGTGGATTCGTACCCGTAAGCGAGTATTCATCGACTACAACCCTACGGCACGCTTTTGGGCGCACGATGAGGTAATAGGCAAGGCAGATACACGACTAATCATCAGCGACCACAGAAAGAACTATTTTCTCACTGATGACGAGCACCAGCGTATCGAGGGTATCAGCGACCCTGAGTTATGGAAAGTGTATGCACGTGGCTTGACGGGAAAGATAGAGGGCTTGGTGCTGACGAACTGGGAGATCTGCGACACGCTGCCGCCTGAGGAGGAATGGAAGATGTGTTGCTTTGGTCTTGACTTCGGTTTTACTAACGACCCATCGGCACTTGAGCAGGTGGTGCTGGCACACGGGGAGTTATGGATTGACGAGAAGATATACTCCACGGGGCTTACCAACCCTGAGATAGCCGAGCGAGCAAAGGAGCAGGGCGTGAGCGGTCAGCAGCAGATAGTAGCCGATTGCGCAGAGCCAAAGAGCATACGTGAGTTGCAGGGCTGCGGCTTGTGGGTAACAGCCTCGCCAAAGGGTGCTGACAGCATAGTATCTGGACTGGATATACTCAAGCGATATAAGATACACGTTACACGTCACTCCCTCGGCATACTGAGCAACCTACGTGCCTACAAGTGGAGCAAGGATAAAGACGGGAATACAACCAACAAGCCTGAGGAT